CCGGTTGCAACTTTGGCCCGATTTCATCTGCAAATTTCTGAATGGCTGGCACGACATCCTTGACGAAAGTATTGACCATGGGTGTGATTGCATCGAGTACGAATGAACCGACTGTCTCTTTGCCTTCATCAAATGCCACATTGAGACGAGCCATCTTGCCGGCAAATGTGTCAGCTTGTTGTGATGCCTGATTCTTGAACGTGTCACTGAGCTTGGCCGTGATTTCTTCAAATGACATAGTTTTAAGCTCTGCTGCACTGATGCCAACGCCTAATTTGCCCAGAGCTGTGTTCTGCCCTTCGGCACTCTTTGCAAGCGCATTTGAGACTGCCTCTAAACTTTTGCCACTACCCGCCGCAATATCGAGCGCAATGGATTGCAGCTCTTGAGCCTTGGTCACATCTTTTGTGCTTCTCAACAACCGATCAAATGATGGCCTCAGCTCGTCATCCGTTTTTCCGGTCAATAAAGATGTCTTGAGAATTTGTTTTTCGACAGCTTTGATTTGGTCGTCTGTTGCACCAGTTACGTTCTTGAGAGTTGTGGCCAGTTTTGCTTGGGCAGCTTCATCGGCAATGGCTGATTTGACGCCATCAATGAGCAGCTTTGATGCGTAAGCAGCTGCGGCAATGCCAGCGGCCGCAAATGCTAATCCGGCCTTCTTGCCAAAGTCTGAAATCTTAGAGCTTGAGCTTTGAACGTCGTTATTGGCTACGTTCAGCGATTTCTTAAGTTGATCTACATCAGCCAGAATTGAGAGCTTGAGCGTTCTACTTTGTCCGGCCATTACCACTCCTTCAATATCTCAGTGAAAGCATTTTCCCACTTGGCAATGATATTCGGTTGTTCGGCTCGCAGAGTTGGATATATGAACCATCCTTTTGAACCGCGCCCTTGGCTACCAGACCAAATTGGGAATTGCTTAAACTTGTTAGATCCGAATTCGTAGCCGCCCCAAAGTTGTTGAGTTGTGCCACCGCCAGAGAATTTCTGACTGACAAAGCCGAATGACAATTCTCCAATCTTTGAAGATTTGGAGACACGTGAGCCGGACGCAATTCTGTTCGCCGCATCATTAGGCCGACGATCAGCAGCTTGAACAATCTTGCCTTGGACGTATGTGGCTAAGCCGCCGCTGACAACTTTGGCTTGAGCAACGGCTTCTGCATCCATTGCTTTGAACGCGGCAGTAACACGACGCAAGTCGGATTTGTCATAAGCAACTTGAAAGTCATCCGCCATGTTGCTGCTCCAATATCTCAAAGGCCGTAAGAATCTGCTCCGCCGTCGTCCATTCGCTCATGGGAATCTTTGTGGCTATTGCAAGCTCTACAACTATTCGGCTGAGACTTCCGACGGCGTAACTTTTGGGTCTGCGTTCCCGGCTCCTATATCTGCAACGCCTTCACACCAAATGTCGTAAGACTTGACCGGCTTGCCGGCAGACTCTCGCTTCATTGAGTTATAGGCTAGAAATAAGAGATCAGAAATGCCAATCTTTTCTTCTGCTTGCTGAATTGTGAATCCAGTCTTTTGCTCCCACTTTTGCCACTCTGGGGGAGCCGCCGTATAGGTAGCGACTTCTCCAGTTTGGTATGTAACCTCGATATTTAGTTTCATGCTCCCGGCTCCTTTATTAGCTGATTGTTAAGACTGGTGTTGTAACGCAAGTGAATGCAAGAGATACTGTTTGAGCATCTGGTGCAGTGCCACCGGCTGATGGCAAGATTGGCTGCACATCGAACGCAAATGACGCGCCTGTGTCTGCCACTAATACCACTGCAAGCGGTGTCTGTGGAGCTGATGTCGCAGCTGTCCAGAGAGCTTCACAAAGAGATGATGGTGCGCCCCAGTCAGCAAGCATTTCGACGGCAAATGTTCCCTGAGTATCTGTCGTGTAATACGCTTTTCCATCAAGTGTCTGATATGTATTGATTGTCGAATCGACTGTTAAAGTCGCGGAAGTAGCTTGGGCATCGAAATTATCACTGTCAATCGTGAAAGTGATGTCTCTGCCAGTGATGATTGTTGTTGCCATGAGTTTTCTCCTTAGTCGGTGTAATACGTTGAGACTTGCAAGTCAGACGTCAAGAATTTACTTGCGCCGACTTCCAAAGGTGTGGGTGAGCTGACATCTCCGACGACGTATCCGGCCGGCATAGTTGAGATGATTGAAATCATTAAATCTTCAAGGTTGGTCAAAGCTGCTGCGTTGCTCGAATAACCGACGACGCCGGTGATGAGCATATTAATCTTGACCTTAGTAGTTGATCCATTAATCAGAGTGCTTTCCAAATATGGTGCGTCTGGAACGATGCAGATTGATGGGCTAGTCATTGCTTCTGGAATGCCGTTATAGACATTGGCTGCAATGCTTGAAAGTGCAGTCTGCAATGGTGTGCGGATATCGGCTTCAATTGTCATAAGCAAAGAGTTTCGACTTCTAAGAATGGCCCAAGCAAGCCGACAATTCGATTCGTCAAGCTGCGGCCAAGGACGAATGGTGACGGCTGAAATTGGTCGCTCATAATCTGATTACCCGGAGCTGTAACGCTTTGGAAGATTTCAACAGATACAACAAGTATGGCTGACTTAATGGGAGCAACGCCAGAGTATAAATCGCCAGCGGTTGCCCCATCAATACACGCAAGCCCGCTCGGAATGATTGGGATGGTGTATGTGCTGTCTGCTTGCCCCGTTGCAGACGTAAAGACCATCGGAGCAATGCGATCGTCTGTGACTGTGACTGTCGCATTATAAACGCCGCATCCGGTAATGACGACATCTTGACCCGGCACGAAATAATTGACGCGCTGAGTTCCATAATAGGCAATTGAATTTTCTACAAAGACTTCTGTGACTGCTGATTGGTATCCAGTAAGCAATGGCAGAATCGTCAGCTCTGCGCTGTCAATCATCTGCTCAAGATATGCGTCAGAATAAAGAGAGACAGAAACGCCAAGAATAGATCGCAGTTCGCCTGCGGTGACAATTTGTGGCATTTCTGTTCCCTTCTACTGCTCGACCACATCCGGGAGCGGCTGTGGCCGATGATTAGTTATTAGGTAAAATTGAACGCGTTTGCGCCCGCTGCAACCTTTGTGGCGCATGCACCATAAGAATTGAGTGAGATTTCAACAGTTCCGTCAGATGGCTTATTGACATCAAGACGGAAGTTTCCGCTCTCGTACCATGTAAATGCATCTGGCTCAAGGACTAGCATTGAATCATCGCCTGTTCCAGTAACTTCGCCTGAGTTATCTACGAAGAAGTTGAGGCCCATTACGACGCCACGTTGTGATTGACCAGTGACAAGACCGGCCTGATTTTGTGGCTGGTATGCATTAAATAGTGGCTGCCCATTTAGGTTATAGCCCATGATATTGCTCCACTGTGCTGGCGATACCAAGATGTTCTTTGCAAATCGCTGAGTTCCTGCATAAACAGCTGCATTTGCGCGGCTGATGTATGCAATCAATCCTGCTGCTGTGTTAGCTGTTGGAGTTCCATCTGAGACAGAATCTGTAACCAATTGATTGGCGACATATTTATTCTGTGCAAATGCCATGGATGAACCCATGATTCGAACAAGCTCATTGAAGAAATCTGGTGAGCTGCGGTCAATGATTTCTGTTGTCAGAATATTACGGCCTGCAAAGCGTGTAACTGGAATCGAAATGAACGCGCTCTCAATTCCTGTGTTTGTTACTGCTGCGCCTTCTGCAACTGGATCAACAACGGCGATTTGAGAAATCTTAGGAATTTCAAATTGAAGCCCAGCGTCCGGAAGTGTTCCGCGGCTGATTGCATCAATTGCTCCACGAGTTCCGTTGCTTAGTGCATTGATAACTTCTGTGAGCTGACGTGTTGGGTTGAAAGCTGGGTTAGTTGTTCCAAGGTCGTCGTTAGCTGCTGCAACGTAAATTGCAGAATCTGACATTGGGTTTAACTTTGCTTTGATTGAATGTTCCATCCATGAGCCAAGATTTACAATTGGTGATCGTGGTGAAGTGAAATATGGTGCTGGCTTGTTAGCATGCACGACGTTCGCTGAAGCCTCTACCGATTCAACGGCTGGTGCTTCTGTTTTTTCGGTAGTGGTATCCACTGCGTCTCCTTCGGTTGGTGTTTCTTCTGGTATGACTTCGGTAGTCGCTGCGACATGACTGACGCGAGCTTCATCGAATGCTGGGTTGTGTGTTAGTGCGACGCCGACCAAAGTCGCTGAATTGACGACCATTGTGCCGTCCTCATTAAATCCATGGTCTGCGACATTTGCTTCAACTGAGAATCCATCGCGAAGTCCATCCATCGCTTCTTGAATTGCATCTGAGCCGGCTGTGGTTTTTGAAATCTTAAAAGTGGCATTGATTGACTTGCCATCTGGTGAAAGCTCCATTGATAGAGTCTTTCCAATTGGTCGCTTTGAATCGTGTTCCAGATTTAGTTTAACCGATGCTGGAATCAATGAACCGGATTTGAATAATACTTTTCCAGTTGATGCATTTGCTGGCGTATCGAATTGCACAATTTGGCCGGTGATAGTGCGTTCTTCTGAATCGGCCGCTGTGATTGTGAATGGTGTTAGTACCTTCATCGGATTATGTCCTCTGCTACTCGGATTTCTTCTGCACTCAATGCGCCAACGCGATTGAGGATTTCATAGATTTGTGCGCGTTCTAGTGCTGAGCCGCGCAAGTAATCATCAAGTGCGTATTCGACGCGCTGTGTTGATGGCGTGAAGTCGGGCATTGATAATCTTTCGGTTACTGCGTTCATCAGCGGAATCAAAGAGAAATCCAGCAAAGTTTGACGCGTAGTGCTGGCGTTGCTGTATGTCATGCTCGAACCAGTTTCGGCATCAATGAAATAAGCCGGAATTCCCAAAGCTCTTGCAAGCTCTGTCGCGATGTAACTTCTAGCAGCTGCAAGCTGTAATTTCTCTGGGTCGAATCCCAAAGTCTCCAGCGAAATATCTGCATTCAAGAATGCCGTTGTGCGATTTCTGCGACTTGCACCCCAAGACTCCAGGAGTTTAGCAATGCGATCTGCTGGCAATGCTGTTCCATTTGATTTCAATACCATTTGTGGAACAGGCTCACGCGCATAGAGTGCAGCCG